GCTCTTTTCCTCGCCATTTTGATACTTCCAGACATTCTGCTTGCCATTCAAGAGCCGTTTTAAGTTAATGACATTGTGCCAAGCGTGGCGGTGGTCGTGTATCCGGTAGACCGCATATTGCCCCTGCGGAAGAAAACGGTGTGCAGTTGTTGGAGCATTTGATCGAGGGGGCGTTGTCATGACCTACGAACAGATCGCAGAAATGATGGAAGAGATGGGACTACCTTTCGCCTACCATCATTTTGCCGAGGGTGAAAGTCCCGCACCGCCTTTTTTGCTGTTTCTCTCTCCCGGAGAGAGTCCATTTTCTGCAGATAATGTGGCATATTTCAGTTGCAAACAGCTGGACATTGAATTGTACACAGACAAAAAGCAGCCGGAATTGGAAGAACAGGTGGAGGCAGTGCTTGCCCAGCATGAAATTTATTATACAAAAACAGAAACATTCATTGATTCGGAAGAATTGTATGAAGTGCTCTATGAGATGGAGGTTTGATCTATATGGCAATGGAGAAAAACAAGGTAAAATTCGGTCTGAACAAAGTTCACTATGCAAAAATCACCTCTTATGATGAAGAAGGTGTGCCGACTTTTGCAAAGCCAGTTCGCATTCCCGGTGCAGTGTCGCTGTCTATCGATGCAGAAGGTGAAGCATCCAATTTTTACGCTGACGATGGTGTGTACTATGTGATCAACAATAACTCTGGTTACACTGGAGATCTTGAAATCGCATTGGTTCCGCTTGAATTTGCGACAGACATTCTCGGTGAAAAATTGGATGAAAAGGGCGTTCTCACGGAAACCAATACCGCAGAAGTATCGCAGTTTGCCCTGTTGTTTGAATTCAGCGGCGATAAGAATAAAATTCGGCACTGTCTGTTCTGCTGTTCCGCCTCTCGTCCGGCAACAGAATCCAGCACCATTGAGGACGAAAAGGAAGTTAAAACAGAAACGCTGTCTTTGACCGCAACGGCGTTGAACAGTGGTTTGGTAAAAACTAAAACCTGTGAGAAAACGGATGCCGAGGTTTATGAGAATTGGTACAAGGCGTATATATGCCAAATCTGGCTGTCGCTGTACAGAGTGGTAAAGCATCCGTAGCATCTGTGAAAGCGTAAGGAGGTGGCAGTATGGCAATTCAGAAGAACATCACCATTGATGGTATTGATGTGCCGTTTAAGGCAAGTGCGGCAGTCCCCAGACTGTATCGTATGAAATTTCGCAGAGATATTTATCAGGATTTTGCAGCACTGCAAAAGTCTGTGGGAGAAAATACAGAGGAATCCTCCGCACTGGATATTGAAAGCCTTGAGGTATTTGAGAACATCGCCTATATCATGGCAAAACACGCTGACCCAGCCGTTCCGGCTTCTCCGGATGAATGGCTGGAACAGTTTAACACGTTCAGTATTTATGAGATCTTGCCGCAGCTGATCGACCTCTGGGGTTTGAACGTAGAAACACAGGTCAAGTCTAAAAAAAACATCGCCCGATTGACCGACCGATGACCACACCGCTGTTTTTGTTGCGGTGCGTTCAGCTTGGTTTGTCAATGGGCGATTTGGATTTTTTGACCATTGGTCTGGTGAATGATATGTTCACCGAACGGGAGAATGACGAGTGTCATTATGATGTGCTGGCAGATCAGAGGGATTTTGATGCGTTTTGATTACAAGTCATTTTCCTGTATTCTTTTTTGAGCAATGCCGTATACTTCTTCATCGGCTCTGGCACCAATTACAATAATCAGCATCTTATCATTTTGCTTGACAACTTTGTATACGACTCTAAGACCTGCACTTTTCAGTTTGACTTTCAGAAAGCCCGTTAAATCATTGCCGTTTTTGTTTCCAAGCGGTTTTCCATACCCGCCTTCATAAACAGGAAGCGGATTTTGTTTCACTTTCTTGATTGCTTTTAAGACCAGTATTCTTTGACTTCCGTCAAGCGATTTTAAATCACTTTCGGCTTCCGGCAGATATTCTACTTCCCAATTCATTCAAATTCTACCTCATCAAAGTCGGATAAATCATCGTCTGTGATTCCGAGGTCTTTCATAACTTTTTCTTCCGGAATTTTTTCTTCCGGATTGAATTTTTCCATTCGTTTTACAGCCAGAGTGAGTAAGCGGGCATCATTCACTTCATCCATCAGGCTGACATATTCATCCGGAGAAAGAAGTACACATTCCGGTGCATTGTTTTTCATAACAACTTTTGCACCGCTGTTTTTGACATCCTGAAAAATTTTTCCTGCAAGTCCACGATTGAACTGCGAAATAGAAATGGTATTTTGAATTGCTGCAATAATATTCATACGCTACACCTCCACTTATAGTATACGTCATTTTTGCAGAAATGTCAATAGATTTACTGATAAAAAAGCTGATATTTTTTAGAACTGAGGTGATTACATGGCAAACCGCATCAAAGGCATCACCGTAGAAATCGGCGGCGATACCACCAAGCTGTCCAAGGCACTGGAAGGTGTCAACAAGGACATCAAGGGCACGCAGACGCAGCTGAAAGATGTCCAGAAACTGCTGAAACTCGATCCGACTAACACGGAACTCCTATCTCAAAAACACAAGCTGCTGGCGGATGCGGTATCTGCCACCAAAGAAAAGCTGGAAGTGCTGAAAACCGCTGCAGGACAAGCCAATACGGCTCTTGCAAATGGTGAAATCTCACAGCAGCAGTATGATGCTTTGCAGCGTGAGATCATCGAAACCGAAAACAAACTGAAACGCTTAACCACAGAAGCAAACAATTCTCACACCGCCTTGGAAAAGATGGGCGTTCTGGGTGAAACGCTGCAGTCCGCCGGGGACAAAATTTCCGGTGTGGGACAAAAGCTGCTGCCGGTCACCGCCGGTGTCACGGCTCTGGGAACCATTGCCGTGAAAACTGGTGCGGATTTCGATTCTGCCATGTCAAAGGTGGCAGCTGTTTCGGGTGCGACCGGCTCAGAGATGGATGCTCTCCGGGAAAAAGCCCGTGAAATGGGCAGTAAAACGAAGTTCTCTGCAAGTGAGGCTGCGGATGCTATGAACTACATGGCGATGGCAGGCTGGAAAACCAACGATATGCTCAGCGGTATCGAAGGCATCATGAATCTTGCCGCCGCCAGTGGTGAAGACTTGGCATCTACTTCGGACATTGTCACGGATGCTCTGACCGCTTTCGGTTTGTCTGCTTCGGACAGCGGACACTTTGCGGATATTCTGGCGGCTGCAAGTTCCAATGCCAATACCAACGTCAGCATGATGGGCGAAACTTTCAAGTATGCCGCTCCGGTACTGGGTTCTTTGGGCTATTCTGCTGAAGACTCTGCCATTGCCATCGGACTGATGGCAAACGCCGGTATCAAATCCTCACAGGCTGGTACAGCACTGCGTTCCGCCATTACCAATCTGGCAAAGCCGACCGATACGGTGGCATCTGCCATGGAACAGTACGGCATTTCTCTGACAGATAGTTCCGGCAAAATGTATTCTCTGCGGGAACTCATGGAACAACTCCGACAGAAATTGGGCGGACTTTCCGAGGCAGAACAGGCACAGGCAGCCGCATCGCTGTTTGGCAAAGAGGCAATGTCCGGTATGCTGGCGATCATCAACGGTTCCCCGGCGGACTTTGAAAAACTGTCCAATGCCATTGACACCTGTTCGGATACAGTAGACGGCTATAATGGCACGACCGAAAAAATGGCAGCGGTCATGCAGGACAATCTTGCTGGACAAGTAACCATCTTGAAGTCCCAGCTGGAAGAACTGGCAATCAGTTTTAGTGATATTCTGATGCCTACCATTCGCTCCATTGTTTCCCGTATTCAGGAACTGGTGGACAAGCTGAATCAACTGGATCCGCAGACCAAAGAAACCATTGTGAAAATTGCACTGGTGGCTGCTGCTTTGGGTCCGATGCTGGTGGTGCTGGGAAAAACCATTTCCAGCGTGGGGACGGTCTTTTCCGCAGTGTCCAAACTGCCCGCCCTTTTCTCTGCTGTGCAGAGTGGCATCGGAGCCATTACCGGAGCATTAGGCGTGTCCTTAGGTCCGCTGCTCGCCATTATCGCAGCTATTGCTGCTTTGGTGGCTGCCTTTGTGCATCTCTGGAAAACCAATGACGAATTCAAAAGCAACATCATCGCCATCTGGGAGCAAATCAAAAGCACCTTTACCGGATTGACACAGGGCATCACTGACCGACTAAATGCTCTGGGATTCGACTTTGAGAGTTTCACCGATGTGCTGAAAGCGGCGTGGGACGGGCTGTGCAATCTGTTAGCCCCTATTTTTGAAGGCGTCTTTCAGAATATCTCCAATATTTTCTCTGGATTTGCAGATATTTTCTTAAATTCACTTGATGTGCTGATTGGTCTATTTACCGGCGACTGGGAGCAGTGCTGGGACGGTATCAAGGGTATTTTTACTTCTATCTGGGACTTCATTGTCAACACGTTTCGCAATATCATGAATACTCTGAAAGGTATTGCGGATGTGGTGCTGGGGTGGTTCGGAACAAGCTGGAACGAAGTCTGGACTTCCATCAAAACATTTTTCGTGGATACATGGAACAGCATTGCTTCCTTCTTCACGGGAATCGTTACCGGAATCCGGGACTTTTTCGTCAACACTTGGACATCCATTTCCAATACCTTCACAGCCATTGTCACTGCCATTCAGACGGTGGCAACAACTGTATTTACGGCGATTCGGGATTTCTTCACTGCCATCTGGACAGGAATCTACAATTTTTTCAGCACGATTTTCAATGCCATTTACAACGTGGTTTCTACGGTTTTTCAGACAATTCATAACGTCATTACGACCGTTTGGAATGCGATCGTGGCGTTTTTAACACCCATTTTAGAGGGCATCCGAACGACCTTTGAAACCATCTGGAATGCCATCTCCAATACGATTTCCACGGTTTTGACGGCAATTCAAGATGTGGTGACTACGGTTTGGAATGCGGTATCCGGTTTCATTTCGTCTGTTTTGTCTGCAATCTGGAATGTAGTTTCTTCCATCTGGAACAGCATCTCCGGCACGATCTCCAGTGTGATGAATGCCATTTTTTCTGTGGTATCGTCTATCTGGAATCAAATCAGTTCAGCGGTTTCCAATGTTCTGAACGCTATCCGGTCGGTGGTATCTAACATCTGGAACAGCATCAAGAGCACCATTTCCAACGTGATGCAGAGCATTTCTTCTACGGTGTCCAGCATCTGGGACAACATTCGTTCTGCGGTTTCCGACAAAATCAGCGGCATCAAATCCACCATTCAGAATGGATTCGATGCCGCTGTGGGATATATCAAGGGACTGGCTTCCGATGCCTGGAACTGGGGACGGGATATCATTCAGGGAATCATTGATGGCATTCAGAGTGTCATCGGCTGGCTGGCGGACTGCGTTACCAATGTTGCCGATACCATTCGGGATTTCCTGCACTTTTCTGTGCCGGATAAAGGCCCTCTAACAGACTACGAGAGCTGGATGCCGGACTTTATGAAAGGGCTGGCAGACGGTATCGACAAAAGCAAGAAGTATGTGGAAAAAGCCGTCGGCGGTGTGGCGAAAGCCATGCAGCTGACTATGGATTCTGATTTGAATTACAGCTTGCATGGAATCTCCGGAGCCATGCTGCCCGGCAGTTCCGGCGGGACGGTGAACAATTATTACAATACGGATAACCGGAAAACGGTGAATCAGACCAATCAATCGCCGAAGGCACTGTCACGGTTGGAGATTTATCGGTTGACACGGAATGCGTTGAATGTGTAAATATTGCAAAACTGGAAGTTGTAAGTGATTTAAAGGAAAACTTGGTTTTAATCAATGCGGTAAACCCGGGATTTATTCTTCAAAACTTTTGGGGTCTAACAGATAAGCTATATCATCTTGAAATTTTAGTGGTATTCTGTTTCTCTTTTCTTCAATAAGTGGAAATGGTGGTAACTCATAGCTCATCAGTAATTCTATTGCATCTTCTATTACATCATCTTCATTTGGTTCAGTAATCACTGTTTGTAACAATAACACTAAATCATCATGAATATCACTTATATCCTGCTGATAATATGGATCCATAAACCAATCTAAACAAAAAAGCATACTGAGTTTTCTTTGGGTATCATCGCCAAGTAATACCTTTGCAATTTCACATATTCCTTTTCTGACAATATCTCTATCTTTGTCTGTATATGTAACAAATCCGCCATTCTCCATAATTTATACTCCCCAATCGAAATTACTGGATTATGATTTTTTAATTATTCAAATTCTTTTTTTACTCACTTAAGTCCCAATTTAAACCGGTTCGTCAAATTCCGATTTACAGGGCTAATGTCCCTATCATTTTTATCTATTATACCACACCCCCACCAGAAAAAGCAAGGAGGTACCCCGTGTATTTCACTCTTATCCTCGAAAACGAATCTGGCGAACAGCTGAACCTGTCAACCACCGCCAATCAATACATGACCTCCAAAATCGAAGGTCTGAATCCACCTGCCGGAACAGTCAGCACTTCAAATTATGCAGGAATGAACGGCAGTTACCTCAACAACGCCTTCATCGAAAAACGAAACGTGGTCATCTCCTTTGCCATGCGTGGCATCGGCATCGAGAAACGGCGGCATCAGCTGTATCATGTGGTCAAGCCGTCCCGATACATCAAGATCTGGTACAAGACGGCGAACATCGATGTCTATGCCGAGGGGTATGTAGAAACCTGCGAGGTGTCAAATTTCGAGCAGCAGATCAGCGGGCAGATCTCCATTCTCTGTCCGGATATTTACTGGTACAGCCGGGATATTTTTTATGCCTATTACAGCGGCATCACCGGAGCATTTCACTTTCCCTTTCCAGAGAGCGATGCTCCGTTTCCTTTGGGTGTGTATTCCAACAGCAACCTGTTCTCCATTACCAATGACGGGGATGAAACCGGATTCACGCTGCGAATCGAGGCATTGCCCAGCGACATTCCGCAGGAAGTGGTGGCAGTGACTCCGACCATCTACAATGAAAACGGCGAGTATCTGCAAATCAAAGGCGATATTCTGACCGGCGATGTCATTACGGTTACCACGAAAACCGGAAACAAGACCGTCACGCTGACACGCAATGGCGTAGACAGCAATATCCTGAACCGGCTGGTTTCCGGTTCGACTTGGCTGACCTTGAAGGAAGGCACAAATATCTTTCGGGTCGAGGCAGTTCGTGGTGTGAAAAAACTGCGTGTAACTTTGATGCACCGCAATTCTTATCTGGGGGTATAGCTATGCAGTTGGAAATTTACAGCTTGACGGCTCTGAAAGACCAAATCTCTGTGTCACTGGAAGCCATCTGCGACAGTTATTCTTCGCTCTTATGGGACATTGAATTTTACCAGTGCGGCTGTTTTGAGGTGTACATCGCTGCCAGTCCGCAGAATGTATCCATCTTTCAGCGTGGCAGAATTGTGTCGAGGAGCGATGATGCACAGCACTTTGGCATCATTGAATCTTTGCAATTGGAAACCGATGCCGAGAAAGGCGATTACCTAACGGTCACCGGACGGTTTCTTGCCTGTCTGCTGGAACGGCGAATCATCTATCCCACCATCACCGCAAACGGCAGCTATGAGGACATCGTCCGCAAGGTGCTGTCCCGCAATGCCATCTCCGCCGGAATCCGCAATCTGCCCGGTTTTTCCATGGGAACGGTTTCCGGTGACTGTTGGCAGAAAACCGCACGAATGCAGGTCAGCTATGACAATATTCTGGAATGGCTGTACAGCCTTTGTGAAACCATCGGCGGTTCGGCAAATGTGCGGCTGAATGGAAATACCCTAAAATGCGACCTGTTTTCCGGAACAGACCGCAGTTTGTTGCAGGACGACAATCCCCACATCGTATTCTCTGATGCGTACAACAATCTGCTGTCGTTTTCCTATGCAGCAGACGATGCGGTGCAGAAAAACTTTGCCTATGTGCTGGGCTGCGGCGAAGGAAATGCCAGAAAGCGAACCACCTTCTGTTCCGGTACAGAGCCGACCTATCTTGACCGCTATGAGGTGTATGTGGATGAGCGAAACACCACACAGGAAGAAGATGTGACGGATGCGGAATATCTGGAAATTTTGAAAAGCAGCGGTGCAGAACATCTGGTGCAGCCAAAAACGGCATCAGAATCTGCCATCGCTGCTTTTTCCACCCAGTATCAGTACAACAAGGATTACTTTGTGGGCGACTATGTGACTGTGGAACAGAGAAGATTCGGCTTGATTCAACCTCGAATCCAGCTGATCGGCATGGTGGAGAGTTTCGACCAGAATGGCAGAAGTCTGACCCCGACATTTAAAGAGATGGAGTGATATTCATATGTCTTTTTCCTATGGATTTTTTAACGCACAAAACCTTGACCGGGTGTATACCGCAGAGGATTTCACGGCATATCTGTCCAGCCTGATTTGTAACGGGATTCTGGATACTTACCGGCAGTGCTTTGCACCAACAATTAAAAATTTGTCCGTTACATTCGGCACGGGTAAGGCGTGGATCGATGGACACTACTTTATCAGTGATACCCTGCATACCATCGACCTTTCTTCCTATGTAGATGAATCTCTGAATCGTTATGTAGCAATCGGAATCTACTGTGATCGTTCTACTCGTACCTGTGGGATTCGTGTTCTGGCAGGTACAGCAGCCACCAGTCCAACCATTCCCATCTTTATCAACAACAATGTGACGACTTATCTGACTCTAGCAGTTGTAAGACTGCGTGCCGGAACGACAGCTATTCTGGATTCCGATCTGACAGACTGCCGTGCAGATGAGAGCAAATGCGGTTACTGCAAGTGCATCCTTGGCAAATGCAGAGTGACGGAGATGCTCTCTGAAATGGCAAAGACAAATGCCACACTGGACGAACTGCAAAAGCGGCTGGATGCAATGAACAGCCAGATTTCTGAACTGCAAACCAAGGTAGATGATTTGACCGCAGGCGAAATCATAGCAACCGGACAGTGCGGTGAAAACATCTACTATGTTCTCTATGACAATGGCAAACTGCTGCTGCGTGGCACGGGTGCAACCTACGATTATACCTCTCATGATTCTGTGTTTGATCAAAATGGCCAGATCAAAGAAATTGTACTCAGCAATGGCATCACTGGTCTGGGTGACCGCTTATTTTATCATTGTGCCAATGCGAAAACGGTATCTCTGCCGGCTACACTGACCAGCATTGGGGATGCCGCTTTTGCACAGGAAGATGCTGCAATCGGCTATACCGCCGGCCTGACTTCTGTTACGATTCCGCAAGCTGTTACTGCGATCCGGTCATATGCCTTTTATCACACCGCCATTGCAGAAGTCACTGTGCCTGCCAGCGTGAAAACGTGGGGAAAGTATGCTTTTAGCGGCTGTGCAAAGCTGAAGACTGCTCGTGTTGCGTGTGATTCCATTGATGCTTTTGCGTTTACAAGATGTACAGCATTGTCCAGCCTTACCATTTCTGCGAATTGCAGAACCTTTGGGGAAAATATGCTGACATACTGTGAAAGTCTAACAGCCATCACCTATGAAGGCACGATTGCACAGTGGAACGCCATCACCAAACCGGTCAACTGGATGTCTTCCGGAGAACATTCCTACAACAATTATCTGAAAAAGATCCAGTGTGTAGACGGCTATTTGGAATATGATCCTGAAAATAATGTGTGGAATGAGGTGAAAAACGGATGATGAAATTTTTAGTGAAACAGCAAAAAATCGAAGCACTGGAGCGAGAGGTCATTGCCTCTGACCAGATCGCATTTGTTTCGGTGAAGTTCGTGTTCGATGGGGCTTGGAAAACGCTGCACAAAGTGGTGCAGTTCACCCAGTGCGAAGAAACATACAATTTGGTGCTTGGCACAGACGGGACAACCTGTTTGCTGCCTGCTGAACTGCATCCCGGTGCAGTGAAGATGAGTTTGTTTGGCTACGATACAGAAAGCAATACTACACTGCGTGCGACAACGGTACCGGTAACTCTTCACATTCGACCGTCTGGTTTTGTGGAGGACGGTACAACACCCATTCCGCCGACTCCGGATCTGTATACGCAGCTTTTGAAAAAACTCTCAGAGATGCAAACCGGAGCAAACGGAAAGGATGGCCGTTCTGCTTATGAAATTGCCATAGAAAACGGTTTTGTAGGGACAGCTGCAGAATGGCTGGAAAGTTTGAAAGGCATGAATGGTGTTGACGGTAAGGATGGAAAAGATGGTGCAGATGGTTTGCCCGGTAAGGACGGCATTTCTCCGGATTTGACAAATTATCCGGATACCGATGCTGTAAAAGCACTGGTTCAGGACGCTGTTCAGCCACTTTTACAGCAGGCACACATTCATAAAAATCTGAATGTTTTAGATGATTTGACGGCAGATGAACTCTCTTTGCTGCGTACTCTTCAGGAATTCGAGGATGATACAACTTACAATATCCAAACATTTCGGGAAGCCATTGCAGCATTGAATGAAAAGGCACATACCCACGAAAATCAATCTGCATTGGATCAAATCACTGCTGCTAAAATCACACAATGGGATGGTTTCGGCACGCAAATCAATGGGCTTAGCACAAAGATTACAGTCTATTCGGAAAAGACAGAACGCACTTTGGAGAGCCTGCAAAAACAAATCGACAACCTGACAAGCGGCAGAAATTACACCGTCCTGTTTCAGTCCGGACAGGATGCCGTTTCGACCTATGCACCAAATCTCAGTATGATTCTGGACGGCAGGTATCAGACTATGGTGGATTTCCTGACTGCTTATCCGCAGTTTTGCAGTGCAGCAAATGATTTTGTGCTGTCCTACTCACAAACGTGTTTTAACTGGGATAAGTCGGTCTTGACCGTTTGTGCAAAGCCTCTGTCTCTGACGAAAAATGCGGAAATCGTAATGTCCTATCAGTCGGGTTCCAGCGAAGCCGGAAGCCTGTATCTGGTGCAGAAACCGCAGAAAATTGACATTCCTATTGGCGTGTATGTAAACACAGAGATTGATGCAAATCGTGCGGTTTCTCTGGATTTCCAATGGCTGCAGTCGGACACCTTTATCACCACCATCACAGAATGCACCAGCATTTCTGACGGCGAATATTACCTTGCCTGGGTGGGCAGAAGCAACAATTCTCATCCGAAAATCCGATTCCTGAAAGTACTGGAGGGTTAAAACATGATGAAAGATACCATTTGCGTGGCTGTCGGCTTGGTCGGTGGCTTTTTTACTGCCATTTTTGGCGGCTGGGACTCCGCTTTGGTGACACTGGTCGTCTTTATGGCAATCGACTTCTTCACCGGCATCATCACCGCCATGATGAAAAAATCGAAACACACGGAAAGCGGCGGACTTTCTTCCAAAGCCGGCTGGTTTGGTCTGGCGAAAAAAGTCTGCACTTTAATGCTGATCGTCGTTGCAGTTCGGATGGATATTCTGCTCAGCACGACTTACATTCGAGATGCTGTCTGCATCAGTTTTTGTTTGAACGAACTGTTATCCATCATTGAAAATACAAGCTTAATGGGTATCCCCTACCCGCCTGCAATCAAAAAGGCAATCGATGTTTTGCAGACGAAAGTCGGCAGAACCGAAGAAAAATCAAACAAGGAGGACTAACTTATGGCTATTTTAAGACCAGATGCAACAACGACTCTGAACGGAGTAAAAATCAACGAGTATTTACTCACCAAACACAATCCCAACCACATTGATATGCCCTCTGCTTCCATGGCGGGGAAAATCATCGGTGTGACCGTCCATAACACAGACTGGATCACAGTAGCAAGCGGCATGACCCCTGCGGAACAGTACACAAGGGCAACCGTCAATAACAACATGAAGGATGTGCGTGTCCATTATTATGTTGACAATATCTGTGCATGGCAGAATCTGCCCCACAACCTGAGCGGCTGGCACGCCGCTGACGGTTCTGGGAACGGCAACAGAAGAACCATTGCCATCGAGTGTATTATGTCCTCTGCATACAATTCTACGGATAAGAAGTCGGAAGATAATGCAGCAAAATTGGCGGCAGCGTTATTAAAACAGTATGGATTGGACATCAATCATCTCTACACCCATACCCACTGGCTCAATGTTCGTGACGGACGAAACGGAACGATTGACCAGCTGAACACCATGTACAATCGGTACAAGATGTGTCCTGCGTACATTTTGCCCCATTGGGCGGAGTTCAAGAAAAAGGTACAGTCTTATTTGAATGCAGGTTCTGCATCCACAACACCTATTCCTGCAACAAAGCAGCTTTACCGAGTGAGAAAGTCTTGGGCAGATGCAAAGTCGCAGTTGGGGGCGTATTCTTCCTTAGAAAACGCAAAAAAAGCCTGCAAAACTGGATACTCTGTATTTGATGCCAACGGAAATGTGGTCTACACCAATGGCAGCAAGTTCACCAAAGGACAGAAGGTTCACATTCGTGCCAACACACCTCTGTTCGCCAGTGCAGAAACTACATCTGTAACCAGAAGAATCAGCGGCACTTACTATCTCTATGACGGCATTGCCTGCAAGAACGGTCGTTATCGGATCACCACAAAGCCGGAGTTCTGCGGAAAGACACCGGTTGGACAGTATGTGACCGGTTATGTTTCTTGGGATAATTTTGGGGTGATTGGATGAATGCAGAACAAAAAGACCAGATCCGGCAGCTGCACAGCAGCGGTCTGGGTTACAAAAAAATCGCAGCCCAATTAGGGCTGTCCGTCAACACAGTTGCTTCTTTCTGCAAACGGCAGAGAGGAAGCGAATCCTGCCCACACTGTCCGCAGTGCGGGCGTTCTGTTGTGCAGACACCGCACCGAAAGCCGAAACGATTCTGTTCCACACAATGCCACAACACTTGGTGGAATCACCATGCTGTATCGGGGAACGGCAAACAACAACAGCTCTGTCCTATCTGCAAAGAGCCGTTTTTTGCCTATCCCAGTTCGCACCGAAAATATTGTTCCCGTCTTTGCTATGGGAAGCACAGAAAGGAAATGGCACATGGAAAAAGAACATTACCATAAGATCATTACGTATCAAACCACAGTTTCGATTTTGAAAAGCTGGATGCGTGCTGGATTGGTCACGCCGGAGGAATTCCAAAAAATCAACACCATAATTGCCGAACGTTCCGGCTTATCTTTGTGCAGTATATTCCTTGACTCCTGCCCGATCGTACGGTAATATGTCATCGGAAAGGGGGAGATTATCACGGCACGAGTGATACAAAAAGTTGCATTTCCACAGAAAAAGCCATTCCTGTTGAAACGGACGGCAGCCTATGCCAGAGTGTCCAGCGGAAAGGATGCCATGCTCCATTCTCTGTCGGCACAGGTCAGCTATTACAATCAGCTGATCCAAAGCAATCCGGAGTGGCTGTTCTGCGGTGTTTATGCAGATGAGGCATTGACAGGAACAAAGGAAAATCGGGTGGAATTTCAAAAGCTGCTGAATCGGTGCCGGCGGGGAGAAATCGACTTGATTCTGACAAAGTCCATTTCCCGTTTTGCACGAAACACAGTTACCTTGCTGGAAACCGTACGAGAACTGAAAACACTGGGCGTTGATGTCTATTTCGAGGAACAGCGGATTCATTCCATGAGTTCAGACGGCGAACTGATGCTTTCCATTCTGGCATCTTACGCACAGGAGGAAAGCTATTCTGCCAGCGAGAACAAAAAGTGGCAGATGCGAAAGGACTTTGAACAGGGAAAAGTCGGGAGTATGCGAATGCTGGGTTATCGGCGAACCAAATCCGGAAAACTGGAAATCGTACCGGAAGAGGCAGAAATCGTCAGAATGATTTTTCTATATTATCTGTCTGGTATGGGTAAGCTGGCAATTGCCAAGAAACTGAATGAACAGCAGATATGCACGGTGCGTGGCTGTGCATGGACGACAGAGGACGTAAGGCGAACACTCCGCAATGAAAAGTACACCGGAAATTTGCTGCTGCAAAAAAGTTTTCGGGAAAATCACATTACCAAGAAAAAGGTGGCTAACATCGGACAGCTTCCGCAGTATTTCGTTGCCGGTTCGCATGAAGCCATTATTTCGCAGGAACAGTTTGATGCGGTGCAGAAACAAATGGCGGAACGGCAGAAAAAATATGCCGGTTCCTGTACCACAAACCGATATCCATTTACGCAGAAAATACGGTGTGCCTGCTGCGGCAAGTATTACCGCAGAAAAACGACTGTGACCGGTGTGGTCTGGATTTGTTCCACTTACAACACCAAAGGGAAAAAATACTGTCCAACAGCAAAACAGATTCCGGAAAATACGCTGATTTCTGCCTGCTGTGATGTTTTGGAAATATCGGAATTTGATGCAGAGCAATTTGCGAAACGAATCGAACAGATTCAGATTCCGGCACCCAATGAACTGCAATTTTGCTTTTCGGACGGAACGGAACAAATCGTATCTTGGAAAGACCGTTCCCGTTCGGAAAGCTGGACAACGGAAATGCGAGAGAAAGCGAGGCAGAAAAAATGGCGACAGTCCTAAAAATACCGGCAAAGTTTCACCCCATAACACATTTGCCGGAAACCAAGGTTCAGAAACGCAGAGTGGCAGCCTATGCCAGAGTTTCCACGGATTCTGAGGAGCAGCAGACCTCTTATGCTGCACAGGTAGATCGCTACACCAAGTACATTCAGGAACGGGCAGACTGGGAGTTTGTTGCAGTCTATCCCGATGAGGGCATTTCTGCCCTGAATACCAAACATCGGGATGGATTCAATCGCATGGTGGCAGATGCTCTGGATGGCAAAATCGATTTGATTGTCACAAAGTCAGTCAGCCGGTTTGCACGAAACACTGTAGATTCTTTGACGACTGTGCGAAAGCTGAAAGAAAAAGGCGTGGAGGTGTTTTTTGAGAAAGAAAACACCTCCACAGCAAAAATGCCGTAAATTCGCAGTTTACGGCACTTTCAGTTTGATATTGGTGTTTAATTGGTGTTTGAATTTATGAAATGACAGTAGATAAAAGACAACAAATTAGCAATTAAGTAGAACGACATGGGTAAGGTGGACATAAAGTTTCTCTTTTGAGAAATTCCGTTTTATCATCATGCTATTTATGTCACTTAATGATTATAGCAATTCCGCAAATTACTGCAAATAGCCAAACGAGCGAGACCACTAACTGTTTCCGGAGTACTTCTGACAGCATCAGGCAGTTTATCTACCAAACGAACTTTCTGCTATCAATCTTATAATTATTATATCACCAATATCAATATCATATATATTACAAGGCATATGATCACGTAAATACACTTTCAGATTTAAATTATCTATTGCTTGCTGTATGCAATTTATTAGTTTCTTTGATCTTCTCTTATAGCCGAAAGCTTTCAACAAATTTCTAAGTTTCATTTTCCGGCAGGAAATACCGGAATACATAAGCTGAAGCCATATGAATTTGAAATATTCGCCAAAGCAATCTGCTTCATCGTATGAATACAATTCTTTGACATCAGCTGTTTCCCGAAGAATCTGTTCAGCTTCAGAATATTCATCATTACTTAGTTCATATATATTCATAAAAGTAAATACCTGTTGTTTCAATTTCAGATAATCATTCCGGTAATTCTGGATAATCATATCATTATGATTATTAAACAAATCTGACAATATCTCAATTTCCCGTTTATGAGTAACATCTTCATAAAGCATATAATCTGCAATATTCTGCGGCGTAAGCTTATACTTTTCCCATACCATCATTTATCATCCTTACGCATATTACACGTTCTGCAAAGTATCTGTAGATTTTCCGGTACAGTCAAACCTCCTTTTGCCATAGGAATAATGTGGTCTACCTGTAAATAGATTCGTGTGGGAAATACTTCTTTGCAGCAATTGCATACATAATAGCCATCCTTATTTCTTGCAGCGGCATAGGCATTTTCTTTGAGTTTGAGTCCTATTTTCGGGTACGTTTCAATAATTTTTTGTAATGGGAATTGCTCCAGATTTCGCATTTCTACTTCGCTCTGAGGTTCAGTTACAGCAATTTTTAAATCGCCGTCAAGTTTATCAAGTTCCAGATCGATCATCTTTTTAAAAAAATACGGATTTGAATAATAAATATGTATTAAACTTTCATCGTCTTCCCAAAGTTTCTGAATATAGTCATTCTTTTCGCTTCTTCGCATATCTTCATCATAAATTTTCTTTGCAATTTCAGAAACATCGAGTTTCTTTCTATCCATTTCATCAATGGTAACAAAAAGAGGTACAACTGCTTTTTGGGCATAAAATTTCAGAAGATGTGCAATATCATTGCGGTTGCAGGAAGGTACCATATTTTCATCAAAATAACTAGAAAAACAGTGTTCTGTCATATCCTCCAACGTGCCTTCCGGTATGGTTTCATCTTCAATACCATAATGTTCCATCAAGTTCGGCAAATCCTGAATCAAGCTCTGATATGCAGTTTGCGTGCTATTATATACCAGTATCTGATGATTACTCTCAAATGTAGAAAACACATACATTCCAAGAGGGATACGTTCAATGGGAGAAATACTGTCCAGAGCAGATGTATCAACACTTGCATCTGCCATGCGTGCAAACTCCTCCATTTTTTCAATGGATATCAAGCGTACATTATGCTCTCTCTTTTCCTTGTCAGTTTCCTTTTCCGTATATTCAGCTTCGGTAAGCGTCTCAGGATTTACCCATGCAATTTTGTCGTTCCAGTCATCAACGAAGCTGACTACATAAGCCTCTTTTGTACCGCCTGCGTTCAGACCTCTCAAAGCTCGTCCCACCATTTGGGTCATAAGCGTTGTAGAAACAGTAGGTCGGGTTAGAAATACGGTATGCGTTTTCGGCAGGTCGGTTCCCTCAGTCAGAATATTCACATTGATAAGCACCTGAATTTCTCCATTGCGGTATCTTTCTATTTTTTCTTCATTATCCTCATTGGAAATCGTGATTCCGGTTATCGCATCACGCACAGAAGAAATAATGAATTCGGATTTAATGCCGTATTTCTTTCCTTTTTCATTGAAAAGAGCATTTAGTGCAATCGCATGATTGATATTCAATGCAAATACGATTGTCGAACCATATTTTTCATAGTTTTCAAAATACTTGTTTACAATGATACTGTTACGCTCTTTGTTTTCCGCAATATCTTCGGCAATATCCTCCGGAATGATGTCCAGATTCTCAATATTTTTCAGTGCCCTAATACCAAGATGCTCTGTAAACTGAATCTCCGTTTGATATTCATCAAAAACGGGCGTTGCAAGAATTCCCTTTTTAATCAGCGTATCAAGATCCGTCTTGTAAACAATATCATCAGTAAACACCTGTTTCAAAGCTCCCTGCTCATCGTCTGAGGTACGAAACGGTGTTGCTGTGAGTCCGAGAAGTTTCATGGATTTTGTATGGTCTGCCGCATACCGAATGATCTTCTTGTATGACTTTGCAACTGCATGATGTGCTTCATCAATTACAAGATAAATCTCTTCTCCTGAAAGCCATTCGTCAAGGTGATTCAGACTGCGGACAATGCTGTCTTTGCTTGCGATAATGATATTATCCGTTTTCTTGATATATATCGGCTTATCGTGCATACCGGAAATAATACGATAATTAAACACAGTGTGATTCACCATATCATCTGTATAAGCATTCCGTGCAAAAGCCTCCGCAGCCTGTTCCAGCAAAAGGTGTCTGTGAGCAAGCCAGAGTATCTTTTTGCCTTTGTCCACTGCATTTTTCAGAAGCCAGTAAGCAGCCGTCAATGTTTTTCCGCCACCTGTAGGAAGGACAAGAAGCGTCCGAAAGCTTTCCTTGCGATTCATGGCATCCAAATTTTTTACGGCATCCACCTGATGCTCGTAAAGCTGTCTGGGATTTCTGCCGTTTGCCGGCGTTATTGTCTGTGCGTTTATATTTTCAATCATTATTGGCATAACTTGTCCCCTCAAATTCAATTTAGACTATGAGGACGAGTGAGGATGACCTCATAGGCTGTATAAGGATTTACTTTTAGAATTTAAACATTCTATATTAAATCATAATCACTTATTCGATTTGTTAATTCTTTAATTTTCATATTTTCAGAAAAACATTTTCTTCCTTCTTCTGATAAGAAGAATACATTTATTTGGGTATTATGATAGTAAACATAAAACGAAACATCAACTTTGCCACTACTACTTCTTCCTGTTGAAATTCCATAATTAGAAACGTCAATCGCTGCTCGATCAAACTTTATCCCAAATATCATCTTGAAAATTTCTTCAAACTTTTCAACGCAGTCAGTATCTGACTGTGTAATAGCAGTTAAAGCCTCATTAGAAAAATTTTCAGAAAAGTCGGAACCATCTGTGCTTATGAAAGTCAAATAAACTCTGACATCATCCTGCAAAAAGCCGCATTCAATTATGTTCTTTCTTGGAATATATGAAGTCCTTACAGTATCGCTTGTGTAAGTAACACTTTGTATTTTACTGTTAAGTTCTTTCTCACCATACTCGTAAGTTTTTTCTTCATCAACAAACATCTCAAACATATTCATAATATTTCATTCTCCTGACATAGTATAATTTCACCTGTGTACGATCATTTCCTCAGGTGTTGATAAAAGTATATCATGTCAGGTGTACCATAAATAGTACTATGAATTTTCAGTATACATCTCTACAGCTTCCAGTGCAAGATTTCTCACTTCATCTGCCACCCACTGTGGAGAAAGAATCAAAGCTCCCGCACCAAATCCGATGATCCATGAGAGGAAAGTCGGACTTACCGCCGCTTGAAACGTTGCTTTAAAGCATTCTTTATCTTTGATTTCCTGTAAAATCACATTATCACCAAAACGGTCAATGATAACATTCAGGTATGATATGTGAAATAAAGCTGTGATTCGCTCGATTTTACCATCAAACATGAAAAACATCGGTTTTACATACTCTGCTGCATTGAATCGTTCGTTAGGAATGATTCTTTTTTCAGAGCTGATTTCAATATCAGTCATCTTATCCACACGATAATGAACGTAATCTTTATATTTTTCATTGTAGGAAATCAAGTAATAATTTTCATGATCAAAGGTCAGTGCAAGTGGATTGACAGAATACAATTCACCGTTTTTGCGAAAAACTTTTTCTCTTTTGATATTATAATCAAAGTATCGAAAAGCAACTTTTCGATTTTCTGCAATGGCATTATGCAGCGTATCTACGTTGTAGAGAATACACTCATTCATGCTTTTTACCCGATCATAAATATATATTTGTCCCGAAAATTTGCGTGACTGAGGTTTGCTTGCAAGCTGTTTCAGTCTTTTTATGATAGATTCACTTTTCTTCTTTGTTATAAATCTGGAAGCCTGTATACTGTCAATGAGAATTTTTAATTCCGGCATTTCAAAAAGTCTTGAACCTAAAAAGTATTCGCAAGTCTTGCTTTTTCGCATAACAATATCTATTCCGAAATCTTGCAGCGTTCGGATATCATCATAGATAGAACGCCTTGCAGCTGATATGCCGTTCTGCTCCAGCTTGTCAATCATCTGATTTACAGTGAGAGTATGCTCTTCGTCTGTTTCTTCGTAGAAGAACTTCAAAAGATAAAGAAGTTTTTGTTTTTGGTTTTCGGATTTTGGCATATTATCAAATTCCTGTTTCGTTTGATTTTATAGCAATACAATACAGATTTTATCCAAAGATTGCAATGTAAGGGATTCCTTAAATAATGCATTGCGTTTGATTCGTAAAGTTGTAAAAAATATATTTTATCAGATTCTCCTAAATTAATTATACTATAAAATCACTTGAAAGTCAACTTGATTTCGGAGAATTTTTTATCTGAACTGTAGTATCCCTCCTATAGTCAGCACAGGCAACGATAATCAATGGATATCTATAAAATGCTTTTTCAAAAGTATATAAACGGAGAAACAGGTATAGATCGTTTTACAATTTCTGTTTCAAGAGATATTCTTCCCGATGAGAAATTTGCAATGCTTGAAAAAATCATTGCCGGTAAAGCGAGTCTGCTGAAAAAAACAATCGGAACAGATACGCTTACTGTTAAAATCAGTGAGAAGAAAATCAGCTTTCCATGGTTTCCCTATACACAGGATTCTGATGAAATCAGAGCCTATACAGAACTTGTTACCAAACTATGCGAAATGGCAAGCAGACAGAAACGTACAGGAACAGTTAAGGAAACACTGATTAAATTTTCCCATTACGCAGCAAATATGGTATAATAGAAAAAAGGCAAAAAAGCAGGAGGAAAAGAGAAATGAGCCAGATGACATTCAGCGATTATGAGTACAGCCTGGGAAAGCGGAAAACGAAGCGGGAAGAATTCCTGGACATCATGAATGAGATTATTCCGTGGGAAGAATAGGTAGAATTTGTACGCCCGTATTACCCAAACGGCAAGCGTGGCAGACCAACAAAAGGAATCGAAAAAATGCTGCGGATGTATCTGTTGCAGATCTGGTTCAATCTCTCTGACGAGGGTGTGGAAGATGCCATCTACGACAGCTATGCATTCCGGAAATTCATGAATATCGACTTTATGGAGGAACAGGTTCCCGATGCAACAACACTTCTGAAATTCCGTCATTTGCTGAAAGAAAACTATCTGGGAGAGGAATTTTTCAAAGCGATCAACCGTGTCATGGAAGCAACTGGACATATCATGCACGGCGGCACAATTGTAGATGCAACCATTATTTCTGCACCGAGTTCAACCAAAAATGCAGAGAAGAAAGAAAAGAAAATGAATTAATTTTTCAATTGAAAACTTGCAAAAAAAACTCATGAAATATCTGACCCACCGAAAAAAAGTCTGTAAAAACGCAGTCAACTATGGTAAAATATAAATAACACAGGAGGCTGATTTTTTATGGCAGAAGAAAAAGAGAACCAATGAGCGAGGGAAAGAAGAATATCATCACAGATCTGATCAAGGAGTATGATATCAGGACAGCAAAAGATATTGAGGATGCTCTCAGGGATCTGATGGGCGGCACGATACAGGAAATGCTTGAGACAGAGCTGGATGAACACTTAGGGTATCGTTCATATGAACGCTCGGACAGCTCCAATTACCGCAAGGGAAAGAAAACAAAGAAGATACGTGGAAATTTAGGCGAAACTGAGATCGAAGTACCGCAGGATCGAGACGGAACATTTGAGCCAAAGGTGGTAAAAAAGCGTCAAAAGGACATCTCCGGCATTGAGCAAAAGATAATCTCTCTGTACGCAAAGGGTATGACAACTCGCGCAGATAGAAGATTGGCAAAATCGTCCGCTCGATGAGGTGTATCCGATCGTTTTTATCGATGCAGTACACTTTTCAGTGCGTGATAACGGGCAGATCAGGAAGCTGGCTGCATATGTGATTCTCGCAGTAAGTTTAACAGGCCGCAAGGAAGTTTTATCCATACACATCGGAGAAAACGAAAGTGCAAAATATTGGCTTGGAGTCCTGAATGAACTGAAAAATCGCGGCGTAAAGGATGTCCTCGTGATATGTGCCGATGGTCTTTCGGGTATAAAAGAAGCCGTAAATGCGGCATATCCACAGACAGAATTACAACGTTGTATCGTTCATCAAGTAAGAAACACGCTGAAATATGTTGGTGCAAAAAACAAGAAGGAGTTTGCCAACGATTTGAAAACCATTTATCACGCACCGTCTGAGGAAGCTGCCCTTAAGCAGCTTGAACGTGTCACAGAAAAGTGGGAGAAAGATGATCCAAACGCCATGAAGAGCTGGTACAAAAACTGGGATGTGATCTCACCGATCTTCAAGTTTTCCGCTGACGTGAGAAAGGTCATTTACACTACCAATGCGATCGAGAGCCTTAACAGCGGCTATCGTCGTCTGAACAAACAGAGAAGCGTGTTTCCCAGCGATACGGCACTTTTAAAGGCTTTGTATCTGGCAACCCACGAGATTACAAAGAAGTGGACGATGCCGCTGAGAAACTGGGGCAGAGTTCTTGGCGAGCTGGAGATCATGTACCCCGACAGACTGACTGTTGAAGAAACTTGACAAATTACGGTATTTATTGTATACTGTAAAAAAATTGAGCGGCTGTTTTTCAAGCCGCTCGCAATATCGTTTTTTATCACTGTTGTTGAATTTACAGAGATTTTTTCGCAGGGCCGAATGACGGATTGAAACGTTGGGCGTTTGTTTCGAATGAGATAGTAACCTCTGAGTTGTGCCAAAAAGTCTAAAAACACCTGATTATTGCTGGCACTGTCTACCTCGTCAATCATTAGCACAATCTTTTTATCGTTTAATTTGCAAACGACACTAAGTTTTCGAAACAATTCCACTAGATTTGTGATAGCAGTCAGTTCATTCTTAGCGATTTCCATCAATGTGGTTTCATCTGAAAACATTGCTGTTTCTATAAAAGCGTCAATAAACGCCTTGGAAAAAGTCCGTTCATTCTCAAATGTTGCAGCACTCATTTGTGCTTGAAAGTCCATAGAAATCACAGTATAGTCATTTTGCAGATAGCTCTGCAGTGCATCTAACAATGTTGTCTTCCCGTACTGCCGTCCTCGATTGATACAGAAATACTGTCCTCTATCCACCATTTTTTTGATTTGTGCAAGACGGCTGTCCAGATTAACCATGTAGTGTTCTTGCGGATTGCAGCAGCCAGTGATATTGAAATATCGTTCCATGTCATTCACCTCATGTTCGCTGTTGGATTTTTGTTATTTCTATTATACCATACAGTTGGTGCAATTACAACAACAACTTGTCGTAAGGCGCTCTGTTTTCCAACATTCTGGGGGCACTGCGGCTGCATTTTATTTCATACCTATGACCTTAATGTGTACGGTGACGATGAACCTTTCCGGTAAAAACATGGAACGAAACGACAAAAGATATTGATTTTATGTCGTTTCGTTCCAACTTTTAAAGAATAAAAAAATCATCTCCTTTTTTCTTGACAAATGTTATGCAAATATGTTATAATAAAATTGC